AGTATCCCAGTTGGCCGCATTGGATACGTCAATTTCCGTCTGAGAAGTTATATAATAAACATTCCCATTTATGGCAACCGACAGTAAGGTTGGAGTTAAAATAGTGTACCTGTTGGCTGCTGTACTATAAGGAGTTTTCAATACCCACTTATCGGCTCTGTCTCTTTGGTATAGTCCAGGGAACATAGGAAGGCTTGCTTTTGTATCCGCATACGCCTTGCTACTCGGATTTAATAACTCCCACCGCGTATTCGCTAAGTTGTATTCTACGAGTGCTACATAACCGGCAGCTGGAATATCTCCGGCTAATAAAGCAGATCCGCCCTGTTTGGTAATAGCATGCGCGGTTAAACCATCTGGTGAAAAAGTCGGTGTAGTTGAAGTATTGGCTCCCGAGGAAACAAAGGCAACCAAGGTTAAATCTGCAAGCGAAATATCCGGGCTATAATCAGCTGTTATGGCATCTACTGTACCGGCAGCAGTTACAATAGAGATGCTTCCAGTAGGGCCTTGCGTTCCCCTGCTTCCTGATACCGATATAGTCCAATCGGTAAGGGTGCCGGAACCGCCAATATCAAGAACATTAACTACCAAACTTGTCCCTGAATAGCTTGTTATCTGACCATGCATATAGTTTGCAGAGTTAGCGTCGGAAGCAATTAAAATAAATTGACCGGCTGCGAATTGTTTACCGGATTGAGTGGTAAATGTTTTGGATCCGGTGCCTATAGTTGTGCTTGAGGTTGAAGTAGCTTTTAGGGCGGAGGCATAGTTATTTGCGGCGACAACATCCAAGCCCGTCTGAACGCGGTCTGCGGCGGTTTGAACAGCGTCTGCGTCTGCACTATTCTTTGACGCTAAGGCTTCTCCGGCTTTTGTGGTAGCTATACCGGCCTGAGTCGTTGCGGTATCTTTATAGCCTGATGCCGCCGTCTTATCTAAACCAGTTTGTACGCGGTCTGCGGCCGTGGCTATCTTATCCAAGCCAGTTTGAACCCTATCAGCTGCGGTAGCAACGGCATCGGCATCCGCACTGTTCTTTGAAGATAAGGCTGCTGCTGCGCTGAGCGCGGCGTTTGATTCAGCCGTCTCTGCGTTTGTCTCAGCCGTTTCGGCCGCCGTTTTAGCAACCACTGCCGCATCTCTGGCAGCTTCGCCATCATCTACATAACCACTAAGGATCTCAATATAGGCTTCAGTGTCAGTGCTGGTAGGAGTTTCATCTATCGGAAATTTAACGCACCTTGACAACTCCTCAATGTACTGCTGGGCAATCATCGTAAGCTTATCAACCGCTTTTTCAACGTCTTCAGCATAAAACGGCCCGCCGTTTTTCCAGTCAGTTTCTTGAGTAAGAAGTTCTTCGCGAGCTAAGGTTATCTTTTCGCCAGTAGCCAATAAGGGAAGTCCCGAAGCTACCGTCGGATAAGTAACATACTCATTGTTGACGTTGACAGAGTAATTACTGGTTATCTCGGTTAAGGCCCCTGCGGTATCAGTTTTATAAATCTTAATATCACTCCCGTCGGTTGTGCTAATGGTAAAAGTGTAGTCCCAGTTCCGGGTAGAACCGTTACCGTTATAGGTAATTTTGTTTGTAGTATCTGATATTTTCGCAAAAGCTGAAGAACAGAAAATACCAAACGCCATCAATAGAATCCCGAATGAAACAAGTAGCTTTTTCATTTTAGTGCTCTCCTTTTTCTTTAGTGAATCTCTCCTTTAATTTTCTGAGTTTTATATCTGCCTGCTCCTTGGTTAAGTCGCCTGATTTTAGCTTCTTCCTGATTTCGCTCCGCCCTTCATAGAAATCCCTCTGTAGCCATTTTCTTACTTTATTTCGATAAGGTGATGTATCGGGAACAATCTTAGCGCCAAATAGTTCGCCTAATAGAGTTCTCCCGACGCCTATTTCTCGTCCATATTTATCTGGTTTAAAGGACTTTATTATTCTACCTGGAGTATTAGAAAGGATTTGAGGAGCAAGATTTTTTAAAACATATTTACTTTTCTCTATCGTCTTTTCATCTTCACTCAAATAGTCTTGGGCTATCTTATCCTCTGTAAATGAATCGTAGTTTAAAACAAAGGCATTGTATAAAATTGGAAGGATTCCCCCCATTGTTAGAGTTTGCGGCATTGATAACTTACCTTTTTCAACCGGATACCAGCTGCCCCAAGGAAGAAAGTAGGTTAAATCTATCCAGTTCAGATCTTTATTTGCGTCTCTTCCAGGTAATAACAATACTGATTTTCCACGGATATAGTCCGGCTTTAATCTTTCTTCATCATCTTTGCCTATACCTAACAGTCCCCTTGAAAGAGCGTTAAGCGTTGCCATGGTAGCAGCAAACAAAATGTATTTTTCAGGCTTACGTATAGCAAACTCAACTAAGCGCGGCAGTACCTTAGCTGACCAAGTAATAAACGGGAAAAAGCTCTGCCTTGCGTATCCTACTACCTCTGAAGTTTGAGAATAATCAAAAAGTAGTTTATCGGCGAATTTTACCGCTTCCTCTGGTGAGCCACCTTGATCTAAAACATAGCGGGCTATAACTGTCTTTGAAGCATCTTCTATTGCACCGTATAGTTTACCCGGAAGCTGTATCCCCTCGTAGGCCTTCAGAGCCCATTTTTGCAACTGTTCATAAGGATTGTTGGGATTCTCGTCTATATGAAAAGCAAGCAACTTTAATTCCTGCTCGGAATAAGTATTATGGTAAAGCCCTCTATCCCTGAGTAATTTATAAGCTTCGTCTTTTGTTATAAATGACTTGATTCCCTTAGCCGCTACTGTAGGATTATAAATAGGCACATCCCCCATCCAAGACATAAGAGCGTTGGTAACTATGTTCCGGGATACAGCCGCGGGATTATAAGGCACCTTAAATAGCTTCCATAAACTATTAGCTTCTCTCCACATTTTGCCAAACTCAGACTGCATCGTGCTCCATTTAGAGACCTCTTTTACCAAATCAACCGAAACGTACTGTTCAGCTAATACCCCGTATTTTTTACCAGAAGGCATCTTGTCGAACCCTTCTACGCCTTTATGTCCTATAATTCCGGGTAAAGTCGCTATGGTATTAAACGCTTTAACCGTATAAATCATTTCAATCATTCCGAACAAACGCTTTTGTAAAGGATAGGCGGCAGTTTTAATAAGCCCCAGTTCTTCTCTGGCGTTCCTGCCTAACTCAATTAACTCTTCCTGAGAATATTCGGCAATCTTCTTCTTTGCCGATGGCCAAGTTCCGTACTGCGCCTCTAAGACTTTGCGGCCAAATTCCTCATCAGTCATTTTGTGCTTTAAGCTTTCAAAACGCGCGCGGATAGCTTTAGACGGAAAATAACCAAAATTACGCTTATTTTTTTCAAATTCTTTTGTATCGTAGAAGAAGGGGAAATATTGACCTACGTTATTCCAGAATATCTCGTCATTAAGAAGCCCTAACTTTCTGGCTTCATTACCCCATACTGCTAATTCTTGGCGAGATCCTTCAGTTAACTTATCCAGCTCAGTATCTTTTACTGCTTCGCCAAATCTCTGTAAGTTTTCAGCGATATGCTGCTGGTCTTCTTTATTCAATGCGCTTATTGGTTCAATAAGTTCTTCTCTTAATTTCTGCTGCTGGCCCTGGATAAGCTTACGTCTTTGTCTTAAAATCTCCATTGCAGCGTCGTTAAGTCCGCCTCTTTCAAAAAATGCAGAAGCGTTAAGTTTTTTGCCAAGGCTTTCTATAGCCTTGCTATAAACATTCCAAGCCTTATCTCCGACGTTATCACGCCACAACTGCTGTAAGATATTACCTTTTTCAACCCAGTCCTTAAGGTCGTTATCGAATTCAGGTATTTTACGCAAAGCATTAACGTAATCCTTTAGTGGCTTCATTGCAGTTTCAAAATCACGCAGTTTAGTAATTACGTACTGCCATTCTTTATCTTGGCCTATGGTAGTCTCTATCTGTGCGGTAAAATTGGGGGCTAATTTGCGGCAAATCTCCGGATCCATAGTATAAGCAGCCACATAGTCAGCGAAGAGTTCAGGCTTGCTGTTCCGGTAAGATTTAAAGGATTTTGATACGGCATTAGGATCAAACGGCCTCATTTGCTGAGATACCGCTTTTAATTCATCCCTAACTGCTTTTTTCTTGGAGATCTGATAATCACCTAAAACATCGTCCAGAAAATGCCCGGTCTCATGGAATAGGGTTTTTTCGTCGGCAACACTTCTTACCCGGATAAGCCCATTTTCGCCAATCATAGGGTAATAGACGCCAAGCCATTTCTTCATACGCTTGGATACCTGTAATTTTGGGCCTATCTCGCGTTCAAAAACACCGGCAATATCCCTGCCTTGGTTTACTTTCCAAGCTTCATTCCTCTCCCACTCCATGTTACCTATAGCAGTAACGGGCGGAACAGTTTTAGGGTTAACGCCTAATTTTCCTGATACGGATGCTTTAGATTCTTCTTCGGGTGATACTGAAGGAAATGCTGAAGACTGCTTTTCTGGAAGGATATAACTTACTTCTGTTTCTTCGGGGGATTTGCGGACTATCTCAGCCTGTCCGCCCTTATCTTCTACATCGGCAATAAATGCTTCAACTTCTTCATCGGTCTTAAATAATTTACTGCCGGCTAACTCAACGCCTTCAGCAGCAATTTCACTTTGTGCTTCCTCTTCTGCGATACGAACAATTTGCTCAATTTCGGATTCGTCATAACCTTGCTTTTTAAGCTCTTCGCGGAATTTTTCATCAGTTACCTCCTTATCAAGGGCCTCCGACTCTTTTTGCAGAGACTCTTTATATCCATTTATTAAATCTTCAAATACCGCCTGCTGCTTCTGCGTAACAGGGCTACCATTTAATACCTTGTCTATTATAGCAAGGGTATTCTTTTTGGTATAGCCTTTATCTCTAAAATAATCCGGGAATGTTGAAGCAACTCCAATCCACTGCCCGGACTCAGTAGGCATGCGCTTGCCGGCTTCTCCTTCAACAATCTGCTGGCGCATTGCTTTAGCATGCTCCACATCTTCAGAGAGTATATTAACGACATTCTTAATAATCTTAGCCTTAGTAACCTTCTTTGCCTTGATTAAGGGGGTTTCGCTGCCTTGGGTAGGTACTTCAACATGAACATGATAAGGAGTTTGCTCTGTATCTTCTACAGCCAAACCTAAATCTTGAGCAGCCTTAACTACTTCTTCATGAGTTAAGTCAGTTCCCTTGATCTTGATATCTGCTGCGCGGCCGGTTAAATGAGTACTGTTCTCGGCTGGCTTATATCCACGCTTCTTTAAACCCTCGTTATATTCTTTAGTCCTGTACCCGCTACTAATAGTTACCTGCTTACCAAGCGTTTCCTGCAGTTTATTTATTTTAAAGAGCAACTCTTCATCAACCTTTATCTGGTCAACCGGCAAAGGGTTTTTCTCTTGGTTAAAATTTTCTTTGGTTATCGGCTTTAACCCTTTTTTGTTCAAAACTTCATTGGTTTCTTCAGAGGCTTTTTTATTGTTTCTCTCAATAAATTGGTCTTGAAGCTCTGCTTGCCGTTTGTTGATTTCTTCTGTCCGGGCTTTAACCTCTGAAGTCTGTTTCTCTTTCTTGATTCGGGATAGTTCTTCGTCTAACTTCCCATATTCCTGTCCTTCATTATTGAGCCAATCTTCTTCGGATAAATCCGATTCTTCGGGCTCTGCGACTGGCGTAGATGCTTTTATCTCGCTATATAATTCCTTCAGGCTGAATATTTCTGCTTTCTCTAACTTCTTATCGCCAATCTTTGTAATAGCTATCTTGTCGTTACCTAATTTCTTGTCGTCTACATAACCGCCTATTTGAGCTGAGTATTTACCTCCCGCAGTCCCCATATTGGCTAAACTCTCTACGGCATCGCCTCTTAAAACATAACCCTTAATGAAATCGGCCGCGGCTTCTCTGGGAGTTAATGCAGCTTCTGATATTATTTTTTTTGTCTTGTCTAATAATTCCTTTGGTACTTCCGGTAAACTATCTAAAGGCGCGCCACCTTTACTATCAGGAAGTTTCATAGCCTGATACTTACCTTCAGCATCCATAATCCCTACATCTTGAACGTCATCGGGGTTTACATCGTTATTGGTAACAATATCGGCGTGCATATTAGCTGTCTCGTCGGTAATAACCGTACCGTCTTTGAGGCGGACAGCAAGAGGAACGGGGGATTTTTCTTCAAAGCCGATTGTCTTATTTATAACCTCATCAACCTTATCTATCGTCTGGCTTATTTCATCCTCAGTTAATCCCTGCTTTATTCCTTCGTTAATAACCTGGCTATGTAGATCGTAGCGAATATCGTCTATGTGTGGGGCCTCAAATACGCCCAAGGCGCCACCGGATACGGCACCGGCTAAAATACTCTCTGCTAACCCATCAGTAATTCTGTCAAAGATAGGGCGCGGTTCTTTCCAATTAAGTATCTTAAGCGAATTCTCAAATACCTGCTGGCTGCCTTCTTCAATAAGGCCTTCCTGCAGGGCAGTTCTAAATACTCTCTTCAGGATGTGTCCGCCCTTCATCCAGTTACCCAAGACAGTATTTTCAAGGGCAGTTTGTACGGCGCCATCTAATACCGCTAAATCTGTGGCTTTTAGAGGATCAACGCCGTTTTTGATTGATTCCTCGTACATATCACCAGAAATAGCAGGAAAGAACGTTGCTGCGCCGGCAACGGGAGATCTTGTAAGTGCGGTAACACCGGCAGCTACACCAAGCATAGGGAAATTTTCAGCTGCCAAAGACATTGTTTTTCTAAAAGGATGTTTCCAGCCTAACAACACTGCAGGATTCGGACTCTCTATGCCTTTATTCGCGGCTTCATTAAAAAAATTCTTTACCTTTCCGCCTACCTCTGCTATTGAATCACCAAACTTTGCAAAAAAATTATCTATGGCTTCCCCGGCCTTACTGGTCTTGCCTTTTTCCATACGTAACCAAGGAATACTTTTTAATCCGGGGAATGGCACTAAGGGAATAGTCTTTGATTTTGCCTCAGCTGTCATGTCCTTGCCTAAAAATTCTACTCCGGAACCAAGCCCTGCCGGGATCCTCTCTACGCCTCTGAATAACGCTTTAGCCGAATCCATCCAGACATTAGCAGTATCTAAGGCACGGAAAGTAACCTCTTCCGGTAAAGACACCGGCTTAGCAGAGCCGATATCAAAACCAGTATCTAATTCCTCTGCGCCGTTCTCATTTTCTTTTATTGGGATAGCACTGGTAACATCAAAAGGCATTTTTCCTCCAACTACTTTTTCTCCCGCTGCTCTTTATGCGTAAAATCCCCTGCCTTATTCATTACTTCTTCAAAACTGCCATCAGGATAAACTATTGCTTTATTGCCAAATTTATCGTAACAAAGCTTTCCTTTTGCCGGGAACGCTGTGATATCCGGATTATCTTGCAACCTCTGCTTCCTGATCTCGTCATGCGCTATCTGGATAACCTGCTCGCCTTGGGCGTTCTCTGCTTTTGCTCTTTTAATAGTATTCATCAATACAAAAGGAGCAGTGAGAGGGTTAGTTAATTGAATTGCATCCCAAGCCCCATTCCAAAAGCCGCGGGGTTGATTAGTTTTTTTCTTTCCCGACGATAAAGGCAACTCTTTAGCTCTTTCGGTAGCTGCGTCAACTAATATGGCTAACCTATCGCGGCTTATATTCTTGTTATCTTTTAAAGCCTGGACTAAGAATTTACTGATACTCTCGGTGTCTTTCGCACTAAAAATATCTTTTGCTAAGTCTTGGAATCCCTCATTGCCGAGCTCTTCCGCAAGATACCCGCCACCCTTAGAATCAAATACTTTCTTCATTGCCTCAGCTAATTCCGGGTCTTTAGTGGCAACGTTCTTTATTGTGTCAGCAGAGTTTTCCCAATTTAACTCACCATTGGAGATCTGGCCAATATAGTTAAACCGGTCTTTTACCCTGCTTTCCAACCGGACTTTCTCCGCTTCTGCCTGCATAGAATCATAACCCTTAACAATCTTGGACTTTAATTCATCGTAGCTGGTTTGGCTGATTTTATCTTTTACGCTGTCTAAGATACCCTGAGAGGCTTCCAGGTTGCCGGTATTTTTTAAGGTAGAGATAGTGGATGATTCAATAATCTTTTTTGCTATTTTTTCATTGTTTACTTCTCTCGTAGTTTTATCGAACCGGCTACTGTAGGGTATGGCAGAGTTAATCGCATCGTCTATTGCAAACCCTAAAGACTTCCCATCCCTAATTGTGGCCGCATCATTAGTTTTTTGAGTAATGTTTGACTCAATGCTATTCTTTAAGTTCTGCCTGTATTGATCTGCTTCATGGCTTACCAAGCCGTTGCGTACAGAAGAATAATAATTGTCTAAGGCAGGAGCTAACTTGTTATACTGATACTGTGACAATCCGTCGAGGTACTGTTTTTTTACGTCTTGAAATGTAGTATCAGCCTCTTTGGTTACGCCATCAGCATGCCCTAATTCACGCACTAAATAGCCTCTTGGACGCTGTATGTCTTGGCCGTTAGCATCCTTAACCGTCTCCTCATCTTTGCTGTAAAGACGATTCTGCCAATCTTGACGGAAAGCAGTTTCGCGATTTAAAACTTCCATGTCCTGCTTTTCGTAAGCTATTCTTGTGATATGTTCAGCTATTTTCTCCCCTACCGCTCCGAGATTCTGCAGTGCTCTTCCTGAATCCCCACCAAACGCCTCATCAGGGGGCCTTAGCCGGGAAGGGCCGGATAGGCTGGGAACGACTGTATCTACTTTTCTTTCGTATGTTGGGATTTTAATACCCATACTTTTCTCCTAATTAAGCTTATAAGGACTCCAGGTCTTTCCGAATTGTTGGGTATCAATAACTTTCCCGCCTTTGCCGCCGGTAATAGTAGAAGAACCACCTTTACCGGCACCGCTTAAGGCACCACCCATTAAAAACATAGATCCGGCTGTCCCTAATAAAGTTGAGGTCATGTTTATTCCTGCAGCGCGCTTAGCTTCTTTGCCTGCGAATTTGTACAAACCAGCCTGAGATCTTAAAACATTCGCCTGTTCATTTGCTTCAGTGTTTACATTCCACGACTCAATATCTGCGTTATATCTAATATTAGCTTCATCAAGTTTTGACTTATTGAAGGTATCTCCTTCAATGTCTTCAGCGGTTACCCCATATATTCCAGCTGCGGCCATAGCCGCTTTTTGCGTTCCTGCGATTTTTGCTGTTGAATTCTTGAGGTCTTTGGCATCCTTGGCCGCTTTATCCTGAACGAGAGTTACCTGATTCTCTGCTGTCTTTTCTAAGGCATTTGCTTCGCGCTCATTCTCGTCCGCTAAATATTGATAGTATTTATTCTTGGATTGCCCTTCTGCATATTGTCCGTAAGCCGTCATACCACCAGCTGCGGCGGTAACAACTAAACCAGTAACAGTTAAAGAGACCGGGTCGCACATCGCTATCTTCTCCTAAGAGTAAAATAATGAAACAGAATGTTATCTATACCATAAGGTTCAGGGGGTTCTATCTTTGCGCCGCACATCTTGAGCCACTTTATAGACTGAACATTGCGAGTATCTACATAGTTTTCCAGCGTCGGGTATACTTCAAGAAAGAGGTCAATAAATTTTCTGCTTTCTTTTACTATAGCCTTGCTGATTTTCTTAAATTCATCAGTTGCTAAAAGCCATACCGTCGCACTCTCAGCCAACAACGTCGCAGGGACTACCCCAAACATAGCAATAACCTTGTCTTTATATTCAATAGTTAAGCACTTAAATGACATTTCAACAGATAAGCGCAGAGCCGCTTCTGGAGTATGATGATGACTGGCCCATATCTCATCTATGTCTGACTGGCGCAGGTTATCCTTCATTGCTTCTACGTCTCCTGTTTTAGAATTTCTTACTATGATTCCGTTTTTATTGTAGTAATTCATTTAACCGCCAAGAATTGTGACAGGAACGATTGATAAAATAGTAAAAGGAAAAGGCGCTGTTTGTCTAAAAAATACCCTTCCGCTCTTCTTGTAGCCACCTGGTATTGCCTGCTCGTGAAAACCAGAGAATAACTCTATTGGTTCACCTATTGCTTCACTGGTACGTCCTATCTTTATAGGGTCAAGGTTATCTTCAGAAGAGCCGATAAAACCGCCTCTTGAATTAAGAAAGTGCATTCTTAACCTTGCAACATTAGCAAGTTTCCCGTGGGTCGTCCCAACGTCAGTATTGATATCACCATCCAAAGGTTCTACGTCGCATATATACGGCAGGCCCACATGAATAATTGAAGCTGGGTTAGATAACACTATTTCTCCGTCTTCAACCACCATTCCTTCTATCCAGTTGCCATCAGCAACCACTGAAACGGTTTTGCCTTCAAGGTGATCTAAGTCAGGGACTGTCGTGATTGTCTTTCTAACCTCACCGTCTTCTTCATAGGCTGTATATTCTGTGCCATCTATATCACTGTCGTCTTCCGGGTCAGTAAGTTCAAAAGCATTGGCGGAAACATTGGCAACCTTAAACCTTTTTCCGTTTAACTCAGTCATACCCTTTACTTCCAAGATGTCTACGAGGTCGCCATTTGAGAAACCATGCGCTTCTTCAGTGGTAATTACTACCGGACTGGCTTGAGTCGCGCCGGTTATTGTCATAGGGTTATCGTAACTTATCCCGCAGTCTACGAAGAATTGTTTGCGCGGATCCGTTGAGATCATCCTTTTAACCATCTTTTCAATAAATCTTTCTGTACCGCGTTTTACAACCACCCAAACCTCATCATATCCAACAGTGGCATTGGGTATCGTCCAAATAGACTCTACCTGTCCGTCGGTATCATGCCAAGCCCAGGCAACAATTTCCTGCTCTCTAAGATAGGTCATAGACAATAGCATGCCGTCATCCCTTACCAACCAGACCAAACTATCGGGTTCTTTCTGGTAAGCCATATCTATAATTCTATGCCCTTCAAAGAGTTGGTTTGAAAGTAAGCTTAAAGGATCTCCTGTATAGCCGTCCGAGATATAATCGTATCCTAAGTCCCAAACTACTGTCCCCATGGGCTGAACGTATATAACCCTATTGCCTATCACTACCGGCAAGACTTTTGAGCTGCCACGGCCTTCCTGAAGCTTTGGATAAACGGTTGTAGGAGTTAAGACTCCTTCAGATGATGAGCCTATGCTCCACGCCCTTGAAGACGTAAAAGCAAGAATATCCCCTAATAAAATAAAACTCTTTACGGCGTCCATTTTCCGGCTGGGTAAACGGATACTTATGCCATCAGAATCAACCAAGGGGTCGCTTCTGCCAAAATTTATGTAATTATTTGTCTTTGTGCTCCAGACACCAAGAATTTCAGACTTCGTTGCGCCAAAGACTAATCTGTCTTGCTCAAACATACAAGTAGCCGGATAGCCCCTCTTTTCCGACCATGAACCCTCTGACCAAAACTCCGTTGCTGTAGTCGCTCCGACTTCCTTCAATACTTCCGCAGTTACCACTGTCGCGCTTGTAAATGCGGTTATTTTTACTATCCCGACCTGCGTAAAAGCATCTGTGCTTAAATCAACGTTTATCGTTCCGCTTGTAAAAATAGTGCATTTTACCCGGACAAGAACAGCATCATCTTCATCAAAATCCCCGTACGTATTGTGGTTGATGTCCCCATCGTAAGAAGTAAAACTCCTTACGGAAGACCAAGTTGTGCCGCCGTCTATTGACTTCTCTATTTTAATAGTGCCTGTCCAGATTCCATGTGTAACAAGGCGCCACGTGCCATTAGGCCCGCATTTTATAGAAGTAGTTTCTCCGACGGCAGTAAATGCTTTTGAAACAAACTGGCTTTCTATATTATGTTCAACCTTAAATAATGCCCCTACGTGACCTACTTCAAATAATGCCTTGCTCGCCGTAAGCGTGATTGCGCTGCCTGTCACAGCGTTAGCGGTAAGAGTTAAATCCTCGTCTATGTTTTGCTGCATAAACGGGCCTTCTTCAAACGGATACAAGGCAATTCGCCAGCTATAATGAGAATATCTTGTAATAGTCCGGGGGCAAAAATCGTTATGGGTAACATAGAGTACATCAGCCGATTGAGTGAATTGAAGGTCTTCCAGATCATCTTCAGCGTACGGTGTCTCTATTTCGTAAATGTCTGAAGCTTCCCAATCAGTAACGTTGCCTGGAGGGGTTGCGTGGCCAGCGCCAGAGGTATGATTTGTCTTTGAGCGATAGATAACTCCGCCTACCTTAACAAAATCTCCTATGTAGTAAACTGTGGCTGTTACCCATGCCGCTGTTGTCGTCGGAGCTATGAGCTGTCCGTCATTCATATAGAACCGGCAATAATACTCTCCGAATTCTATTGAATATACCTGATCGGCAGAAAATTCAAAACCTACTCCCCGGCATTTCTTATTACTGTATTTTGGCTTCTTGATAAAATAAAAGCCCGGTCTATTAGACGCGCCGCCATGAGGATGAGGAAAAGTATTGCGTAACCTGCGGCAACCTGAACCATAACGTTGCAGGTCTATGCGTGACCATAGACTTGGAGCAAACTCTCCTCCGGTAAAAGCCGGCTTTAGTACTTCTATTTTCTGCGCCATATTAGCTTAAAAGAGTACTTTCTCCGTCTTTAGTTTTTTTCTTGTCTTTCCCTACTATCTCGCCTTCCTTTAACTCAAAGGTAACTATCTTGCGCCATTCATTGTCTTCGTAGCCGCATATCCGGGCCTTTATCTTTATCTCTACTTCATCGTCGCGCTTAACGTCCTTGCCCTCAATAAAAGACAACGGCAAGTCAACCTTTGGAAAAGTTTCCTTCGGGAAATCCGCTTCTGATGCAGGGTGGTCAATAAATTTATTGTCTCTTTTTGTTCCTAAGCTTTTCATAGCTATCTCCTATCTTGAGTCCTCAAAAGATGAGGTTTGTTTCTGCTTTACATTGCTCTCGCCGTCATTTATTCTGGCGGCATCACTTACCATTGACAAATATACGCTAAGCATGGTTTTCATTTTATCCTGATCTCCTGTTAGCGAAATTGCGGCATGAGTTGCTACAAGAAAAGATAACGCCATAGCAGCTGAGGTATCAAACTTTGAAACATCGGTAACTTGATAGGTGAATTCTATGTAGGCTTCTTCAGAGTTACAGGCAATGACTTCTTGATTTAATTCGGGTATGAATACCTTCTCGTGTTCAATAGGTTTCGGATCAGGGTCGCCTGTATCAAGAAACACCTTCCTAACGCACAGGCACTTCGCGGGAATAGCATAAACATAACTCCATCCGGGTATCTCTTGGTCATCTATCTCAACAAGAAGCTTCTTTACCTTGGCAAATCCCCAATTCTTGGCCCTAAGAACAGTATCGCGGCAGAATGGAAAAATACGATTAAGAGTCCTAACTTTTTTATCGGTAATGTCCTCTAAAGAGTCAAGGGGGTCTTCATTCAGGTGCCCGAGAGCTACATTGCAAACTACTAAATTATCTACCGTCTTTGCCATATATACCTCAAGAATTAAGGGGGCTACCGAAAAGTAGCCCCCCAAGGAACCTATTTTTTCTGTCTTTCTTTAGCCTTTTTAACGATGGCTTTAATCTTCTGCTGGCTTATATCTTTAGCCAATACTTCCAGCAATTCGTCGTTATTCAACACTTCCGCGTCTTTAATACCGCGGCTCTTGGCTTCATCAACCAGCTCTAAACGCGCAGCTTCCGCAGCGTTTGCCGGCTCCTGTTGACCCGAAGCTTCTTGGGCCGGTGCCGCTGAAGACTTCCCGTCCAAGAGTTTAAAATGCTTTGGCGGATTCTCTTTAGGATCAGCCTCAACTATCTGGCCTTTCTCATAAAAAGAATTCCGGAACCCGTAACAATCTTTTAAAACCTCATATTTTGCCACAGCTACCTCCTTTGTTTGCCCTCAAGAATTAAGGGATTTTATTTATCAGGTTTGAACTGCTGTCCTTGAAACTTCAAACCAATGCGTTCCGTTGGAAACAAAAGTAACCACGTAATACTTTCCTGCGGCAGTACCCAGCGTTAATGTGCCTACTGAACTCACTAAGGTTGCGTGGAAAGTAATAACCTCGTCGGCTGTGCCTGCAGTAGTAAATATAATGTTTATTACACTGCCAGCTGTGCCTGCGCCTGAGAAAGTTATTGTCTGGTCTTCATTATCGGTTACGGTGTCAGTGTAGATATTCGATTCCCCTACCGTGAGAGTTACCGCAGCAGCAGGAGTAAGAACGCTGGCCGCTGATTGAAGCTGTAAGGTTCCCGAGCGGTCAGGAATGGTTATTGTACGGTCAGCAGTGGGATCAGTGGGGACTATACTGGTCTCAAACTCATTAGCAGTTGCTCCCTCAAAGACTAAAGCATTGCTTGCGCCCCATACTGAATTAACAATATCCGGAGCATTAGTTGCAAGAGACGAGAGCATAAACGTACCGCTGGCATTAGGAATAGTAACTGTTCTGTCAGCTGTAGGGTCGGTTACGGCAATCGTAGTTTCGTATGCGTTTGCAGTCGCGCCTTCAAGAATAAAAGGATTGGCTCCTTGGATTTCTCCGGTAAGAGTTATATCGCTACTGGCGGTTAGCTTTACAAAATCAGCCTGGACGTTAAAAATAGTGTTCAGGTTAGCGTTTACATCTGCTTCACTGAAATTTGTTCCTTTCCCGGCGCACCACCCGCTTACTACCAAGCAGAACACCAGAAGAACGGTCAAAAATATTTTCTTAAACATAGTCTCTCCTTTGTAGGTTAGGCCGGAGTGTTATTCCGGCCATACCCTATTTTTTTAGTTTAGGCGATATTGACGTCCGGTGTTAAGAACGCGTCTATCGTACCGCCGGTGAAAGCATGGTTTCCTTCGGTAAAATACAACCTTAAGAATCTCTTAAGGCCCGGAGGAAGTTTAATCTTCCAGACGATGGTATTTGCCGCTAATTCGGCCTCAGTGAGGTCTTTCTCGGCTAAGTTAACCGCGGCAACGTTAAAGGCTTCGGCGGAATCGGTCTGAATAGCGATATTCAGCGTTCCGTCATCCTCTGCGGTCGCTCCGGCTGTCCCTACCCTGACTACAAGGTAGAGCTCTTCACCTACTGCGTCACCGGCTTTGCTTAAGTCAATGACGTTGGTACTGGCGCCGGTAAAGCTCGTCATCAACTGGCCTTCAGCTAATATCAAATGCGCGTCTTTAATCATGATATTTCTCCTTTTTTTAACGTTGTTAACGTTCGTTTCTCTACTACTTATTTACTCGTAACCTACTTTTACGCTGTAACTATTGACTCAGAATTCAGGATCTTATCGCAACGACGGATAGGTATACCCATGAACGTGGTTAGGGGTTTACCGTTCTCAAGCTCGCGGATAGTCAGGTTTACGTTGCTCTTGTTGTACGCCTTGATATCCAGAGCAGTCTTAACTTCTTTGTTGCAATACCACGCTGCGCGGCCAGAAGCTAAGCTCGGAACTTTATTCATCGCCTGAATCATGAACTTAATCAGGTTAGCTGAACCATCAACCTGATCTCCAGCTTGTGCCAAAAGAGAAATATCCAAGTTGGCGATACGGACGGCGAATCTCCAGTCTCTCACGCAGAGACCTAAGTCCTGGTAGAACTGATCAACGAAAGCCAGATATTGCCCTGCAGGAGTCTGGTCATCGTTTACGAGCTGCTTACCCAGATCGTTATGGGTAATGCCCGCCTTAGTTGCGCGGGGATAAAACGCGTGGATGGTATTCTCTCCCCAGATTACTAACCACATAGACGTAACATCGGTCTGGCCGGCTACTGCGCCACCGTCTATTACGTTCTCGGAAGAGGCTACGGCTGCGGCGAGAGACGAGTAATACGGAGACAAACCTGTGAATCTCTCCGGATTGGTCTCTACGTTGCCGTAGAAGAGCGTAGTGGCCATTTCTTGAGACAATGCCTCAATGAACGGCGCGTTTTCGGAAATTCTGAAAGCCGCCTTGTCAACCGCGATATTGACAAGCAATTCATCAATTTTACCCATGCCTTCAAGGTGCCCTGCGGTAAAAAGCTGCTGCCTTGTCTGGGATTTAGAGGGCTGAACGCCTCTGTTAATCTGTCTCCACGCAACGGTAGGAAGGCCCGTACGTATTGTGGATTTGTGGCCTGTGGTCGTGTTACCTTCAATGAACACGAGATCGGAAAGTATCTCGTTCTTTTCGTTCATCATTTCTGCTATACGTGCTATCTTTCCGTTCGGGTCAAGCCTTCTGGCATGATCCATTAGTGTTAAATTCGTATTGCCGATAGTACTCATGGGTTCTTTCCTTTCTTTTTAGGCTACTTCATTGAGTCGCCGTAGAATAAGGCGCCGTCTGATTTTTCGCCTGTTTTGTTTTTACCATCTATAAGTTTATCTTCGCTTATGGCTTTACCTACTTTCAGAAAGAAGTTAACCATCTCTTTCTGGTTACCTACTCCTGTTTGATTCAGGAACTTGCGCAGATCTGGAGTACCAAAACGCTCAATCGCCTTACTGGCAAAAATAAGCTCTTTTTGATAATCCACAATGCCGGCTTCTTTCAGGGCAGCAATAGTTGCTTCTTTCCATTCCTTTTTGGTTTGGTTAAACGTTTCAACTAAACCATCTTGAAAGGATTGAATATGCTTTACCTGGAGGTCAATTAACCTCTGGGCCTTTTCTTGAGAGAGGTCTAACTCCTTAGCTATTGTCTTGAATTCCTCAAGCATCGGCTGGTTAACCTTCATCCCGTCAGGCACTGTGAAATCGGTATAGGCTTCAGGTGCGCCTTTACCTTGCGCTAACTTTCTCGCGTCTTCTTTAGCCTTTAGAAGCGCCGCTTGCTTAACCTGGTCTTCAGCTGAAAGCTGATCTTTAGGAGTATCAAGGAGACGCTTTTCTTCCTTGGCACTCTCAAGCTCAGTCCTTTTGGTTTTCTCAGCATCATTCAAGGTTGCCGGATCCGCTTCCAATATTCGCTTCTCTTCTGCTGCTTGAGCTTCCTTTTCAGCGGTTATTTCTTCTGCTGTCTTTGCCGCAGCCGGAGCTGCGCCAGAGGCCTCAGCCTTATTCTCGCCACCAAGTAAACTCTCGTCTTCTTTAACTTCGTTTGCTGCGGGTGCTACTGTTGGTTCTGGCATTTCTCTCTCCTTTGTTTGCTCCTGTCGGGGATATACGAATCAATTAAATATCGTCTGTCTCCGAAGGAATTTCTTTTTTAAGACTTTCTTGTTCTGATTTATATTCATTCTGCATTTGCAGAAAAGCTTCTGGGGTTATATCGGCCCAAAAAACCTGACCTACTGATTGCTTGCCGCAGTTATAATCTGTCCTGTTATCACCGGCGAAAGGATTACGTAACACACCGGATACGCTCAATAGACGCCACATCAGGCGTCTACCTTCAGCTAAACGTAAAACTCTAACAATATCACTAAGCTCACGTTCTCTAAGTCGCTTATCCCGTTCAGCTATTTTCTTGTTTCTCTCTTCAGCGTTCATTGTTTCTTACTTTCTTGAACCTTTTGAGGAACGTCTTTACCGGTTAAAGCTTTAATCACTGCATCAAGAGCAGTCCCCTCTCCAACCTTTGCCTGAGAAAGAGTCTTGGCGCCTTCAGCTGCTTGCATGCCTGACTGCATCTGTTGCTGCTTTAATAAGGCTTCTTGTTTAGCCTTACGCATGGCAGCTACAATTTCAGCGCTTCGTATAAGCCTTGCCGGAACACCCTTCATTTCGCCAAATGTCTCTATAATTTCATCGACATCAATCTTGTCTTCTGGCCCGGATTCTGGGAACGCTTTTCTTAACTCACCAACGAATTGGCACAACTCCTGAATAGCCTGTGTCCCTATAGCCTTTTGAGCCTGGGAAAGAACGGAGATAAAATCTATTTTGATATCTTGACCTTGCAACTCTTCAGGTATTTCCGGTATCATTCCGAGTCCGAGCATTATTGAGAACGTTCTGCTTATTAAGAGATCAAGAAAATCCTCAATCACGTCAAGCACCGGGCCGAGCATCATCAATTTCTCTTCATACTTCTTTGCAATCTCTTCGGCGGTTACCTGCCTGCGGTCTGACTGAAGAAGCATAAGGAATAAGTCGGTATAGAAAGCCCTGCTCACTGAAGCGCGCGTATTCTCTATGCTCTTGTCTACATCTGCGAGGCTAATCTGAACTTGATATGCAGGCCTTACGCCTGCGTCCGGAAGATTGGATGAAGAAGTTGTGATGCCACCAGGAGCAGTGTTAACCTCTCCGGACACGTTAGCGTCTTTTTGCAGTGGGGGCTTTAGCTGTAAATCCAGAGCAAGGTATCTATCCTTTTGCAGTTTCTGAAGGCCTTTAGAAGCACCTAAAGCAAGCCAGCCCGGAGCGCCCTTGCCATAAATATCAGCTGAAGTGGTAACTCCCCAGACAGCAGTCAAGACAGGGAAATCGTTATAACCGCCTATGCGTAAGAAAGTATCTGCGGGGGATCCTGACTCCCACTGAATTGACCGGTACTTCATATTCTGAAAATCTGCCTTATCCGGCACCCGGTCATCATTCTCTTCAATGAGATGGATTACTTTAATCCACTGCCCTAATTCCGCTGCTCTCTTTGATTCATAGGATTTCTTGACGGTATCACTTACATTGTCTTTGCCATACTCTTTAACGAGCTGGTCAACAGTCATCCAGTACTCACGCGCGAATCCGTTAACTCTTCCGTCCGGGCCAACGCTTAAGAAATATTCTCCTGCAGTAAAATTCCTGGCTCTGACAACAGAATCAAAATCTTCGCCGATATACATTGCCGCTGTCGCAAAGCTTCCAAGCTCTTCAAAGAATGAAATCAAGGCCCCGTAGATATTTGAGCGTTGGAAGACATTACGCATACGCTCTTCTACAGTATCAAGCCATAGTTTAACGTTTTGGTTATCCATTAAGTCTTGGTCAGAAACACCAAGCTTGAACCAAGGCCTAACCTGAGAAGTCATACCACTTGAGATACCGGATCCAAGAGTCCTACTGCAATATTGAGGGTGCTCATCCAAAAGCGTCTTATGGTCTATAGCCTTGCCGTCATTTGGCTGATCATCAAAAAAGCCCCGTGTGGGGGCCTCATAAAGTTTGATATCTTTAAGGGTGGGCCAAAAACGTTGAGCCTCGCTCTTCATTGCAGAAACGCGCTGCTCAAACATTGCTCTAAGTAACCCTGTACCGACCTTCTTTTTTTCTACTACTGCTTCAGGCATATTTATCCTAACTTAGTTTTCTGGCCGCCTAAGATTGCAGGCATAAGAAGATTAACTCCCGATGTATCTCCGGAGTCTGAAGTTTTAACTGTGCTGCTTATACCGTATTTAACAGCTGCAACCTGCCGTCTTTTCTTTTCTGCGAGATTAGCCGATGTCTGGTCTGTGGAAGATTTTATTGCCGTTGAAGGAGGAGGCGTTGCTGTTTTAGATGTTGTGGTAGTTGGGGTATCTCCGCCACCGAAACACATATTTCGCTCCTTTGTTTGAGGTTAAAAAAACAGGCTGTTCCCGCTCGTCGACGAGAACAGCCCAAAAAAATAACCAACCTGCTGTGCACAGATTGGTTAAAATGATTTGTGAGGCGCTACCTCACGCGTAATTATTTTATATCATCTACTTGTCATTTTGTCAAGTCTTATTTGTTCGCAAAGGGGTCGTAATCATTCTTGGCAAACTGGGGTTGCTCATTAGACTTCTTTTTCGTAATGGGAAATGCGAAGGTAATCGCAGGGGCATCTGCCCTGCTTGGTGAAGCAAGGCCTCTTTCTTTCATTGTCTTTTTTGACTCAAGAACTATCTCGCCTTTTAAGTTTGGATATGATTCTGGGCCGGTTAAATCGTCAATTAACTTCTGATCATCAGGAACACAACCGCCTTCCTCAAGCCACTTCTTCATCTTGCCCCACATCTCAGCGCGCTTATTAGCATATCCGGGCGTTGTTGATTTAGAGCCAAAGGAACAAAGCAGCCATTGCCGATTCATCTGCTTGCCAAAAGAATAAACGCCTGTGCCGTAACCTAAATCAATAATAACTCCATCGGCTTTTTCTTTGTCTTCCCAAGCGGCCACTGCTGCCGCTATTAAAGCGTCATTATCATTCTTCTGAAAGGTTTGCAGCTGTCGGTATACTAAGCCTTGCCGTATACCAATAACTATTTCATCGCCGCCAGTCCAAGCCATATCAACGCCGATTATCTTAGGAGCAAAATTATATTTATGCGCTTCAATCTGCCTGCCGCGGGCTGCCTCTGCTAAATCAGTAGGAATAAATTGTAGATCTCCGGCTTTAGGGAAAAGCCCAAGCACGTGCACACGCACCCAGTCGCTATCAATGCCTAAGTCATCAATCCACTCTTGAACCTTCTGCTGATTAACCAGCATTGACTTGCGAATATCAAGCTGCCATTGCTTCCAGCGATGCCGCATTTTTCCCCAGCATTCACGAAAGCGGCCGGTATTTCTGGTAGGGTTTCCAAAGACAAGCCATAATATTTGAGTGCCTAAGTCAGTTAATGCACCTTCTGCTGTCTCCCATATTTTATCTGGAATAGCTGAAGCCTCATCAAAAACAAGGAGTATTCGCTTGCTCTTATTGTGTAAGCCGGCAAAAGCTTCAACATTATGCTCACTCCAAGGCACCTGATCTATTCTCCAGGTACGCTCATGCTCTTTGCTCTTGGCGTATATGGCTGTAGCTGTGAGCTCAAACCAGTGCTTGGCAATAAAGAGTCTATACCATTTACTGAGCTCTGCCCACGTCTTGGTACGCAGCTGAGTCTCTGTGTTGGCAGTTACAACGCCGCGCGTATCTTCAAAGGTTGATAAAGCCCAAAGGATAATCCAGGCAACTAAAGCACTCTTACCCGGCCCGTTACCTGAAGCCACCGCAATCTGAACAACATAACTTACTGCCTCCTGAACCGTTTTTTTACCGGCTTGCAGTTGATCCCGAATATACTTTAAGACTTCTTCCTGCCATTTGTCCGGGCCCTTGAATCCCTCAAGCTCATCTTCGCCCCACCTAAAAGAAAAAAGAACCCAGCCGTACGGATCCTTTTCAAATGAAGCCATATCTTCAACAAGCTGAAGTTCGGCTTTTATTTCTTCTTCGCGGTCGAGCTCTGGCATGTTCTTTGCCTTGCTTTCTTTAATTGGTCTGCGAGATTTTCTAAACCTCGATGTTCAGTGATATCAGTAAACATCTTTAAGTGTTTACCCAAGAGCTCTTGAGCCCTCAGCCTGTCAACAACCTTTATTGTTTTTGCCGTACCAATATGCTCACGGTCTTTGCCATAGCCATCAAATAATTCTTCTGTTCTTATTTCTGATATTACTTTTGCAAGAGGCTCAGGCATATCCTTTACCGGCAAAAGATTTCCGCCTTCATCATAAGCCATCCTAATATCAATTTCCGCTGCTTTTAATAAACCCCTTAAAACCCTGTCCACATCAAGCTTGACAACCTTAAATCTTTCTTCCAGTAATCCATTGATTCTTCCCCTCACAATAACATTTGATAACAGCCGAGAGGCCTGCTCTTGAGCTGTATGCGCTGAATACTTTGCTCTTATAGCTGCCTGAGTGCCGTTATAATCTTTAATATATTGCAAACAAAAATCCTCTTGCTGTGACGTAAGAGAACGAGACTCTTTTTTTTGTTTTTTCTCTTTAAGATTTTTGCTCATGGTTTAAACACCCTTATGCTTTCTATTAAAGGCACGCCGTTACACTTAACGCTCTCGCCAATCTCATTATTATAAAAATAAGGCCGTTTTGCTTTTAAGGTTGCTTCTTTAATCCTAAACCCAACAACCACTGAAAACCCTCTTAATATAGCTACACATGCCTTAATACGATTTATTAACCTTCCCCGCCGGTTACCCATTTACTCTACCCCTTTCGTTAATCTCGGCTTATCACAAACTTGTCATTTTGTCAAGTTAAATAGGACAGCCCAACCTTATAAATTCCCGCTCAATTACGCTTAGATATAAATTCCGCCAAGCCAATGCCTCTCTCTTTTGAAAATTCTTGCAGTTAGATATATAACTCATATAAGGCCATTCTTCCTTCACGTACGCCAACCCGAACGGCTTAGGTATTTCCTCTTTTTTTATTAAGCCTTCCGGGCAAACTATACACAGCGAAGAAAGAAAGCAAGAATATTCTTGCCATTTGCAGTCTTGTATAAAATCGGCGCGTGAAACCTTTATTTCAAAACCTCTAAGCCAGCGGTGCTCTGTGTCCACAAGCATAGCGTCAATCCTTAGAGATCCATAAGTATATTCAGGAACTAAAACCTGTCCCCAGTGACAGGTAGTAAATTTCTTTTTCATCAACTCATAAACTTTTTCAGAGGTCAAGCCTCTACCCCCTTCGTTTTTTTAACTCCAACCTTATCCCATGTAGGGGGAAACGGCGATTGTTCAATAATTACTGCCTTCTCTATTCGCTCGCATCTTTCGCAATAACGAGTGGAGTCTTTGATCCCAAACATAAGATACGTAATCGGATTCACTGTTGTTCTGTATTTCCATCTATGCAATCCCAATCTACAGAGTAAATTCATTTTCTACCCCTTTTTAAAAGTGCCTCAACAGCATCGCTACCGCCCAAAAATATATCTATAGAAGCGCCAAAATTAAGAATCTCTGAAATTTTCTTACGCGCTTCCGGTTTCCTTAATTCTTTGTTTACTACCTGCTCAGTCTCCTTTAACCACTTCCTAACCTTAGAAGATTTAAGTAGTTTTTTATCTTTAATGCTTAGCCCAATCTGCAAGACTGGTAACTCCGACGATATTATTTTTAATTCTTCCATAACTCCCCCTTTATAATAATCGCACTCAAAAACCTCGGTATCAGATTCCTTACATAGCTTCTTAAAAATACAGGTATCGCAGAGGTTTTTCATTACTGCTCCATTTAGTAGGGCTGGCAAGGTGCTTATCGCTTGCATAGTGACTTTAGCGCGAAGGCAGTCAGCCACAAGATTTTCTTGCCGGACGATTCCAGCTCAACAGCCCCAAAATTATTATTTACAATACCATCCTTCAAGCCGCGGTAACGCATCAAGAATATCCTCTATTGTTCTCTTGGGATAATGCGTTGCGTCCTGCAGCAAGACTACGATCCCGCGCCGGTTCAGTTTGTTGTCCTTTAGCCTTCCTACTGCCTTACCGATATTGACAATAGCTTCAGCCAATATCTCTTTTGTTTCCGGCTTCTCTTCATTCTTGATCACCTTAACCATCTACCCCTCCCGTTTTGGCCAGGCTACCGGCTTGCAGGTTCCCGGGTTTCTTGTGTGGCCCAAAGGCAAAAGTTACTTAGGTTATCGCCAATTTTTGCACAACCGGCACGCACTGGATTATTTATAATTATCCGCTATCATCATAGCGAAGTTTCCTACATCCGCGCATTCAGCTATAATTTCTTCAACAGGCTGATTTAAAGCAATGGCGGCTTCGATTTCAGCTGTCTCCTCTTTCAGCCTCTTAAGCAGCGCTTCTGGGCTACAGCTTGGCTGCCTTACTCTCCAAGTGCCCTTGTGAGAATTTTCATCAAGCTCTTTCTGCATAGCTTGAGCAAAACCTAAAACTGGATTAGTACCTAAATTTCTCATCCTTAGTCTCCTTTTTTAAGGCCTTCTATATCCGTATTGTCTCTTTTCATAGCTACCACCGCCTGCGGCTTTCCGATAGATGTTTTCAGTAGCTGTAGACTGCTTATAGCTTAAGGGTTTATTCGGATCTCTTTGCGCCAATGTCAATATGCTCAAGATAAAACCCTTCTCCCAGTCATTAGCCTTATAGCCTAAATCCTTAACCTGCTTGAGCAAAATTATAGCTTCTTTGCATAGCATATTAGTGCATGCTCCCAGCTGCTCCGTACCCGGCGCGCTTACCCTGTCTTATCCCAGCCGTTTGTTTTTTCTTATACTGATTTTCACATTTCTTAGGCACAGGACAGAATAACAATCCTTCGCCTATTTGCCGGCCACAATTCCAACAAAAACCAGTAGGTTCTAAAGCCATGTTATCTAAGCACCACGGCTATCCGGGCCTCTGGTAGCGCAAAATAATGCTCTTTTTCGTAGTCAAACTCAGTTGAAGCTGGCGCGGATATGATTATCTGATCATTACGCTTAATTCCGCTTTTGCACTGCGCGCCTACATCTATCACCCGGAACACTGAACCGGATTTTATTACCCCTTTAGCGATATCCGGCACAACTATTTTTCCGCCTTCTTCTTCAATCAACTGCACAATTACGAATTCACCTATTGCTTTCGGTCTTCTGCTCACTTAATGCTCCTTTCTTTGAATAATCTGTTGTTAGATATTTCCACATTCTCCGGTTTTACATCTATGCCTATAAAGCTACGCCCAAGCTTTATTGCTTCTTCCCCAGTAGTTCCGGAGCCACAAAACGGATCCAGCGTTACCCCCCCCTCTGGGCAACCGGCTTTAATCATTGGCTCTATAAGGTTCCCGGGGAATGTAGCAAAGTGATTGCCTTTAAAACGCGCGGCCGAAGTAGTCCAAACCGAACGACGATTACGGAGTCCCTTCTCAGCTAATCTTTGCCGGCAAGCATTTGTTCTGCATGCTCCATCCTGACCTTGATCCTGCAAACCTGTTTTGCCATCCCTTGTTAAATTGTAAACCGTATTTAAACCTTTAGCCTTTTCTCTTAGTCGCCGTAACCTCTCATATTCAACCATCGGCTCTTTTATAGATTCAAAATTAGAATAATATCTTGGGGCCTTGGTAAGTAGAAATATATACTCATGAGATTTTGTGCATCTGTCATTCACGCTTTCCGGCATAGGATTACGCTTATTCCAGATTATATCTTGTCTTACCCACCAACCTTGCTCCTGCAGGCCCAAAGACAGCCGGGCTGGTACAAGAAAGAGCTCTTTGGGCTTTACGCCTCTACCGTAAGTTGATATTTTTACTCTGTGGTCGTTTCTGGATTGCTTGGGCCAGCGCTGCGGATCTCGGGAACCAGGGCGTTGACTGCAATAAGTGTCTCCTATGTTTAACCAAAAAGTCCCTTGAGATTTTAATACGCGCCAAATTTCTAAGGTAATTTCCAAAAGATGATTGATATAAAGATTTACGCTGGGCTCAAGCCCTAAAGACCCAACCCAACCATCACCCCAAGACAGCGGATCCACTCCATAATCTCGCAGGTTATAATATGGGGGGCTGGTAATGCAGCAATCTACTGACTCTGCTGGCATATCTCTTAAAACTACTCTGGCGTCTCCACAGTAAATATTGCTCATATATTATTGAAATGCGCTATGATGTTTAATTTTTGACCAATTATTCTTAGCTCTTGTATTGATAATCGCTGGCCTACTCCAAGCACACGCAAAGAGCTTATAATCGCGGGAATATTTTATTTTCCCCTCTGGATCCCTGTAGAGTTGCGCGAAAGGAGTCGCTCCGGCTTCATAGATTTTTCGGAGATTGACCTCTTCTTCTTGCATATCCTTGCCAATTACCGTATAGCAATATATTTTGTGACGATTAAATCCCCCTTCATTCAATATTGCTACGGCATTTTTTAACGCCTCAAGCTCACTTATATTATCGCAAGCCAAAAAAATCTCCTCTATACTTAAATCCTTAATTGCTGAAACAAATCTTTTCGTTATCAGGTATTTATCAAGACCGCCTGCGAATTTTATCCTGCGCTGGGTTTCAAGCATGCTTAAAACTTTGCCTATATGGGTATCGCTACACTGAAGAAAGTTATTGTCTTGAATGATATTGCCTTCAGGAAAATCATCAAACTCTATCAACCCCTTACTTACTCGGCAATTTTTGCAATATCCTGGCCCCCAGCCTACTTTTCCGCAGCCACGTGAAGTAATAGTGACTCCGGATTTTAAGAATTTGCCGGCTTTAAAAGACTCCCTGCTTTCTCCGGTTATGGCTGGCCCGCCAATTTTCACTACTTCAGCATGCTTTCGCCATTGTATTGCAAGCTCCTCTGCTTTAGGAATATCCCAAGTGAATGCAACTGATATAAGAGCAAAGTCGTAATGTGGAGTATTTAACTGAGGATGTTTAAAATAAGCGTCTGGATCGCTTGGAGAAAACTTCGTCTTACTGGGAAAAATTCGAGCTACTCTCATTTAGAGTTTTTCTCCCCAGTTCCAAATTTCTACTACCATCATTATTCGGTTTATATTCTCTGGTTTTTTAAACTCTTTTTTTAACTGTCTTCTTATTGGAAGAAGAAACTCCTTCCTACGGGCAGAGCGTAAATCTCTAACAATAGTAACTTTTGTATATTTATTATGATGCATCAAGAAACCTATCAGTCCAATCTCTCCCGTTTTAAAAAGTTTCAATGCTTCTTTTTCGTAGGTAGCCACTGCTTGCCTTAAATTCATCTTGCCTCCTCAGCTTTCTCTTGAAGTGTAGCTATCTCGTCGCAAAAATACATCAGCTTAACAATGGGATGATGAAACCAAGCGTTAGCCATCCCTTCATTTCTCAGGTTATACTCACCTTTATGCTCTTGCCCTGGATCCTGAAACTCCACTAAGCCATAAACGCCCATGTGGTAAAGAATCATTTTCTCTTCCAGCTCAGTAAGCTCTATAAACTTCTTGATTCTTTCCAGTGATAACTTAGCATGGCCTGCAGGCTGCATTTTGTTAAAAGAATACGGCTTTTCTTTTCCGATATAGGCCCCTATCTTACAAACATCATGAAGCAGGGCGGCGATGACAACCGAATACACCGGGACTTCTAAATGAAGCTCGTCAATAAACCTTCTAAGGTTCTTTAACACGTTAAACGAATGCGTAGCCAAACCGCCTGAATAACAACCATGGAATCTTGTAGACGCTGGAGATTCAAAAAATCCATCTTTAATAAGCCACTCTATCAGCTGATCCATTCCTTCGCGTTTGGTTAACTCCAGCAATTTAATGATCTCTTCCTTCACTTAACCCTCCTTGTTTAGAATAATGATTTTAGTATTGACCTTCGTTCCGCTTTCCTCAAAAGAACAATCCGGTAAATCAATTACCTCGCTTATCAAAGACTGCACTTTTCTATATTTCTTCTGTAATTTTTCCGTTATCATTGAAGGCGCAACCGCAACAACGCGTCCACTTTTTTTAAGTAAAGAATAGGCGTGAAGAATATGGCTCACATCTTGCCCAGAGGTAAAGGGCGGATTCATTATAATTCTGTCAAACTTTTTCTCTGTATAAGTTAAGAAATCTTGGCAGATAGGAGCAAAACCTAACGCTTTTAATTTGGCGCACTTTTCATTATCTACTTCAATAAGCGTACTTCCTTTGGGAAGATATTTTGCTATTGCTCCATGCCCGGCGCTTGGCTCAAGAACGTCATCACCCTCTAAGATTTCAGCAAGGTTTATCAATTCCATAGCTACTTCTTCGGGGGTCTCAAAGAATTGATAAGTCTTTTTCTTGTCTATTACCTTACCTTCCTCTAAGGCCTCTTTTAATTGTGAGGCTATGTTATCTTGAAAAATATGGCACTTAGCAGAGCGGTTCCACTTACCGCCGAGCAATTCAAGTATTTTGTTTACTTCTAAATACATTTTTCTTTCAAGCTGTTCACCAGGTAAATAATAGTTACTTCCCGCAACCCTTCCCGCCTTCAATACCGCCTTGACTTCTTCCGATATTTCAACGTTAAATATTTTCACTCTTTTCTCCTTATTGTTTGGCAAACTTCGCAGCTATCAGGATAGTAAAGGTGATCACAATACCCAGAAGGATTGCGGATCGCCTTATCCAGAAAGCAGTGCGGGCATGTTTGCTCTGGTGTTGGCCGCTTAATCTGTCCCAAGAGATAACGGCTTGTCTCTTTTTCTAAATATTCTCTTGCTTCACGAAAATCAAAATTCCCGGGTACAATAATTGAGTAATATCCACGCCTCAATAATTCACTCCGCCATTCTTTCTGTTCTGCGCTGGGATAGCTATGCATTTTTAATTCTACTCTCATTCCATGCCACCCCCCGCGCGGCTCATCGATAATCACATCAGGAAAGCCTTTTTTATAACCCATACGCTTAAGCTTTATTGCTACACCCCTACTCAATTTCATGCCTTGAGTAGAAGCGCAAAACAAAACACTCCAAGAATTCAGTAAAAATACGTACCACTCTTGAAGCGTCTGCTCTTCGTGTTTGCGAATAAGTACTCTTTCTTCTCCGCCAAATTTTCTATTGCGATATCCAAATCTTCTCATTTTATTTTCATCCCCGCTAATAACTGGGCTATAATTGGAGACACCGGAGCCTTTTTCCACTCCTCGCCCTCTTTAATTTGCTGATCAACGTGCCAAGCTTCCCACTCCTTCTTAGCGGTTACCAAAAACCACGGCCAAAGCTTTTTAATCCCAGCCTTATTTTTTATATAGCTTGTGCAAATCCTGTTGACAACTTCTTCAGGTACTTCTATCCCTCTCATTTTTTTAAGCTTCCCTAAGAGCCTGTAAATATTGAATGCCTTACTCACTTCTTCCATCTGTTTTTGAGAATTTTCTTTAAAAGCAGCCCAATAGGGCTGTTTCTTTTCTCTATTCTTTTCTACTCTATTCAATTCTATTCTTTGTGAGGGCTCAATGAGTACTGTTTGAGTGTTCAATGAGGAAGTGTTTAATTCTCTTATTTTTTGAGGAATCATGCTTTGATAGGGTTCGGGGGGAAGCGGTAAACGAGATCTTGAGGGCCATTGAATTTTCTGTCTCTTGTGGAATCCTTTTATAAACGCATAGATTGCTTCCCCTGCCTTATATTCTATGTATTTATTCGCGTCTCTTATCTGGTTGTATAGCGGTTCTGTATCTATAGTGTCGTGTGGGAATATCTGGGCCTTTAAGGTTTTATGCTTAACCTCAAAAATTCCGGTGTCTTCGCAGTTGCACCATGTTCCTGCATAAAACAAGCGACCTTCATAAGGAAAAACCGCTATTTCTTCATCCGTAAAAAACTCCGGATCAAGCTGTCTTTTTCTGGCCACGTTAATCTCCCGGTTCTTCCTCTGATGACGTTCCTTCTTTTACTCTGTCAAGGAACTGGATATCTTCTACGTGCAGCTCTATAACTGACCTTTTTTGCTCATCCTGCTCCCATGACCGAGTAACTAACCGGCCTTCAACAAATACGTGGCTACCTTTCTTAAGGTATTTAGCGCAGTTTTCCGCGCGCTTAGCCCAGACGGTAGCAGTGATAAAAAGCACTTCTTCTTTATCCTGCCCGTCCTTTTTCTTTATAATGTGATTTGAAGCTATTCTTAAATTGCAAACTGCGGTATCTTGCGGAGTAAATCTTAATTCAGGATCCTTAGCTAAATTTCCCACAATAAGCGTTCTATTAAACATGCTTCCTCCGGTTATAATAGATGCAGCTGTTCCTGCTTGATATGTTCAACCTGATCTTGGTAAATGCGTACGGCCCGAACGTGGCTACACTCTAACTCTTTACGTCCTCTTTGACAGTTACAAGTCAAACGCCCCATGAGTTCTCTTATGGTATAGGTGGTTATGTTGTAGCCCGGAATAGGCAGACATTGGTAGAGACCATCAGTAATTCTGCTAATCAACCCTAACTCAAGAAGCTTTTTCACTTTCTGGTTGACCGGTTGAGCAAAAGTCCTTGTTCCTGCGTTATAATGCTGAATAGTCTCTACCATATATCTCCTTTCTATTGGCTTGCGTATGCCTTACTTATTTCCCTAATTAACTCGTTAGCTTTGTCAATATTTTGTATCTCCTCTACCTTTTCACAACCAAAGCTGCCCAGAATAGCGCTAAACTTCTCGTCGTTGTTTAGCTTCTTCCTGCAGTTTTCAATCGTAATCAGAATGTTCTTTGGTAAAGGTGATGCTATCGGAGCCGGATGATCATTGTTTTTTTCTTTTACCGGAGCTCCAGTTGTTTCTATTGCCGGCTCTTCCCAAGTTGTAGTAACTGGGAGATCAAGAGCGTTATCAATGCCTTTACGGTATTCGCGGCTGGTCTCATCAATGGATATGGCGCGCTGCATTTCAACGGAAAGAGGCAAAAGCTTAGCCAACTGTATCAAAACCGTCTTCATGCACATCGCGTCAGGATCCTTGGCCCAAGGAGAGCTTGGATAAAAAGCATTCTTATCCTTATCGTATGTCTTGGAATGCTTCTTACCATGCTCTATACATTCCACTTTAGACATAAACCGGAATACACAGCCGCCGGATTTCATTTTGGCAATAGCGTAATATCCTACTGCGGGCCCGCGGTCTCCCAGTACCGGTTTATGTTTTATAAAGCTATCCGTACCGTAGTTGTAGTCAAATTGATCCTTCTCATGTACGGTCTGCATTTCAATGGATAACGTGCTTGCATGCCGGTAAAACAACTCAGCTAAGCCCTTATACCCTATTAACGCCTGTACCTCTGGAATAACCACCCAGTTTTCGCCTACCTTACGCCTGTTTTTAAACGGCAAGAGATATGCGCGGCCAGCAATAGGCTCAAGTCCAAGCTGAGCAAGCACAAATAAACTACCCATAAAACTTTCCGGCGTGCACTTAAGCAGTTCAGGGTTGAGCCGTATTGATGTCAATGCTATTCCAACAAGCCTCTCCGGACTCATAAATGCCGGTAGTGTCTGGGCGAAGTCCTTAGATGCCCCCCTGATTAACGCCTCTAAACTCTTTTGATCTGTCGCCTTACTTATCGCTCCCGCTACATCTGTTTGTTTAGCCATTTGTTCCTCCTCACTTTTTCACTGAAATCCGTAATACTCGTTTGTCTTTTGGTTTCGCATACTTCTCATATAAACCCGGTTCTTCTTTCTTGAATAATTCGACGTCAACCCTCCTCTCTTTCTGATTTTTCCAGGTAATCCTGTATTTTGCGGTTACGCCAGTTTCGTAAGTTTTTAGCATTGCCCGCAACGTATTCTTTTGCTCGTCAATTTCTTTTTCAAGTACCGCATAGTCCGCCTGCATAGAATCAAGGCTCTCGCATACGCGGCTGGCATCATCACCAAGCTCTATAATGCTTTCGCTGGCAGCTTTCGGATAAAGCCGGTAGAGAATATCGTCATCTTGTGAGGTTACCTGCATAGGCATAACCTTCGGGACGATAAAGGTATTCCAGAAATAAACTTCTTTTTCTACGATGTTATTAAGAGTCTCTGGAGCAACCACATTGATATACTCTTTCGGCATATCAGGAAGACTAACCTTTGCATCTGCCCTGACAAAAACTTTCCACAGAAAAGATGTGTTGCCGATAAGCACTGCGATGTACCAAATAGGCAATCCGGTTACAGCCATATAGTGAAGGCATTGCACCTGGTATTCTTGCGGGATCTCTTCTACCTGCCACTCGCTCATCTTAAATTGATTGGCTGTTTTACATTCAAGCCCAGCAGGCTCACCAACTACGAGACGGTCTATATTTGCACCAAGGAATGGGTATTTTGGATGGAAAAACATCTTTTCAGCCGGCACTACCTTCTTACCTGTCTCATCCATAAAAAACTCAGCTACGGCCTGCTCAAGCTTATTACCGAGCTTTACAGGAGTATTGTCGGAAATATCAAGCGGAGTAACTTGACCTGTTTTAATAGCCCATACCTCAAGGGGTGTCCTGTACCTGGAGAGACCAAGAATTGCAGCGGCATCGCTTCCGCCTATGTAAGTTTTACGCGCCTCTATCTGTTCTTTTGTCCAATCCATTTTTACCAACTCCTTTTTAGTTCGGTGACATGCTCCTTGTATGGAAACCACTCCGTTTTTCATGGGGAGCATATCCCCTCGGCCATCCTTTGCTTGCAGCGCCTGTGTGGGTAGGCTGACCTAATTGCTGCCTTCTTATTTCTAGCTCTTGGTTAGAGAACCTCACCACCTATCTATTGCGGGGGTGGGAATCGAACCCACGCTTATCCGGGTATGAACCGGACGCCTTTCCGCTTGGCTACCCCGCGAAATTTATCCCTCTACTTTTGTAATAACTTCATTTATAGTCACCCTCTTTGTTTATTAAGGGGTGAAGAATAGCGATACCGCTTTTATTTTTATGAAATTCCCACGGGCCCGGAGTATGTTTCTTCATTTAGTCTCCACGAGTAATTCTCCGTCCGTAACAATGGTTACGAAGAATTGAAACTCTTTATCTGCCTCTATCTGCTGCAGGAATTCTGCCCGGACAGTTTCATCAAGGTGCTCAAGCTTATCCACGCAGATCAACTTAAGCGGATTATCTTTTGCGAGAATTCGGGCAATATCAAGGCAGGTTGTTACTTGTTTGGCTGTGGATAGATTTGACAAAGGCAAACCGTTTATCGTTACAATCCCGCGCCCATCAACTCCAAGGCCCTTAACCGGCAGTTCTACTGTAGCAAGCAGATCATGCGGTTTAAGTCTGGCGGTTTCTACGCATTTATCGTAATGCAGGGAAGTTTTAAGTTCTTGCTCCATCCTATTCCTTAACCCATCTACTTCTCTGGCTAAAGGAATAAATGACTTCATATATTCGGCTTCTGTGCAGCGGTTATTTATCGGGGCTATATCAATAGGCTGATGAACGTCAAGGAAAAATTCAGCTTCCTTTTTTTTGGTTTTCAGACGGGCAAATTCTTCTTCTTTATTCTTGGTAATATTTTTTGTTTTCTCCAAGGTTGTAGCAGCAATAGTTCCGCTTCTTTCTTTGAGAGTAACCTTTACCAATACGTCAGCTTTTGATACGAGATCATCCCTCTGCTTCTCAAGCTTCTTTATCTGGCTATTGATATCCTCAACTTCTTGGCCAATGGCGCTTAGTTGATTTTCAATATCCTCTTTTATTTTCTTTAAATCAGCGGCTTCCTCTTCATAGGCCTCTTTTACCTGCAAGCCGTACTTATTGGTTATAGCCTCTACCTCAGCCTGATATGCTTCAATTACCTTACGGTTTTCTACAATGTCTCTGTTCGTTTCTTGAGCTGCGTTGAGCTCTGCAAATAGTTCGCCGAGGTTTACCTTCTCCCAGATTCCTACCTCGTAGTTATCTGGCAACCTTTTTGCTACAGCAGCGCATTCATCTTCTGTAGCTTTTAGTCTGGCGTTTGCTTCACGCCTTGCTTCATAAAACCATTCTTCCAAAGCTTTCAATACCTGAAGACCGTGCTTCTCGTAATTTACCTTTGGAGCTTCACCAAACCATTTTAGGGCTTCGTCCGATGTTACTGTAATTGGCAGAAGGCTAAGCAGAATATCCGTCTGCTCAGTATCTTTCTTTTGCATAAAGTCTACTGGATTAAATGCGAATACATCCTTACCGCGCTTTCCGTTAGTCCCAAATAGATCCTTAAGAAAGGTCTCAGGGGCCTTTACCGGCACCCCACCCTGCGTTACTTTAACCGAACCCTCATCTAAACCGGCTTCATCCTCTTTGACAGTCCGGCGTATATTTATCCCGTTGTCAGTTTCCAGTTCAATATATGCCTTATCTGCACCCGTACGCACAAAGCGCGCGCGGCGTTTAGTGTTATAAAGGGCCTTTTCTATAGTCTCAAGAATTGAAGTTTTACCTCGCTCATTACCGCCAGATATCACGTTTACTTTACCGGGATTGATAGCAAGCTCTTCAATCCCCAAACAATCCTTAATCACAAGTCTCTTAATCATCGTCTCCTCCAATCCCGTTAATGAAATATCGCCCTTAAAACTAAAAGAACCCCTGCCGCCGCCATGCTCCCCAGCACAGCTACTGCATTAAGTGGGGATTCTTCTATCCTTTGCCTGTAGTAATCGTTCATATCAATCCTCTCTAATGTCTCTTTCGTGTCCAGGGTCATCCGGATCGTACTGCTCTTCTTCGTCAAAAAGTTCGTTAGGCATCTTATTTTGGCTGTAAAATTAAGTCCTTAAACTCATCCCTGCGAAACAATAATTTCCTTTGTTTTTCGTTTGCCTTCTGTGGTTTTAGCCCAGGAAGCACGGTTGGCCAATTATTCCGGACGTATCCGGGGCTAAGGTGTAACTCTACCGCTATTTCTTCAACCCCTATAAATTCGCTTGACATATTAGATCCTCTCCAGTTCTTCTTGAACGCTCCTTGACTCTTGCCAAATCTCTTGTACCTTTGCTTCCAATTCCTCATGAAGCATAGCGCTTTCAAGGCCACCATTCACAAGCCGGTTAAACATAGCCTGAACCCCTAAAATAAAATCAATCCCTTGAGCCTTCACCAGTTTTTTGTCTGATTTAGACTCTTTTAATTCTTCCAGTTTTGTCTGAATCTCTTTTACCTGCGCCCAATATTCATTAGCCTTAACTTTTAATTCTTCGCGCGTCATGCTGCTATTAAGGTCTTCACGTAAAAATCTATTCAGCTTTACCTGAACGTCAAGAATGAATTCAATTACCTGCCCTTTAATACTACGTCTGCCACTATTAGGGCCACCCATAAGAGTTCCTCCTATTTATCCGTATCTTCTGATGTTGCTTTTCTGTCTAATTCAAATAAAGCATCCCAGCCGTAGCCGGTATACATCATCAAGCTTTTCATAAATATTTTTGATGGCTCAAGAAGATTCGTTGCCATCTTAGAGAAGTTACCATCATCAAAATCAATTTCTTTTGCTAATTGAGTCTGAGTAATACCTGCACCCTTAAGCCAGGTTTCAAGTGCCGCCTCTTTAGTTTTAAATTTACCTACTACGACCTTTTTCATGCTTTCCTCTCTTGTTACACCTTTTGTGTCATCAACACGTCAAAAAAAATACCTCTTGCCACATCCAAAGAGAAGGTAACACAATTTGTGTAATCTGTCAAGCTTTTTTTACAGATTAAATCCTGTAATTAAAAAGCTAAATCATATTTTACGACGATGAATAACCTTTTAATGATTGACAAAAAAATATGGGGAAGGTATAATTTTTACAGATTTGGGATTATTCCCACAATAAAAAAAGATAGGTTATACTATTGGTATGGACATAAAAGAACGCATTAAAGTTTTACGGAAAAAGCACCATCTCTCGCAAGAAGAATTCGCTAAAAAAATAGGTGCAAAAAAAAGAACCGTTGGCTCTTGGGAACAAGGGACTCGTTCTGTCAGCTCTCCTCACAGAAAAAAAATCTGTGAAGTTTTTAACATTGCTGAAGCTGAGCTCTTTGGCGGCACTTCTTCTAAAATAAATCCGGAAACACTCGCGGCTCTTCAAGACAGCGCAGCAGTCGAAGGCCTACTCCTTATTTATAAAAGTAATCCAAACGCTAAGAGCACAATTAAGGCTTTCTTAAAGTGTATCCCTAACCTTTCACCAGAAAAGAGGCAGGCGTTACTAACGCTATGTAAGTAAAATGGACTTAAACAAGATCTCTATACGCCCTATCGTATTAACCGTCCTTGGCTTTGCCGGCTTCACTATAGCCTACTGGCTTCTCGGATTCGCCATACATTACCTCATTATCCCCTATTTTATAGCAGGCTGGGCCTGGATTATCTTCTCTGTAATAAAGAACCGCAAGCGTTTAAAGAAAGCTGCCTTGCTGATTTTAATATTACTTCTGGCCGGCTGCGCTACTCAAACAAAGTACGAACGGCAATTAGGTGCCATGGTAGGACAAAGCTCAAGTGAACTCTTTTCAAGCTGGGGGAATCCCTCTTCTTCTTTTATGACTCCTGAAGGAGATACGGTATATGTCTATGAAAGCCGGTCAGCAATGGCAATCCCTGTTCAAATATGGCCCAATGGTCAGGTTAACCCCTTAAGCGGCCAACAGGTAGAGCATGGGTGTAAAACTTTCTTTGTGGTCAACCAGAACAAGATGATAACTACCTCATATTGTGAGGGCAATTATTGTGTATCAAGGTAGCCAGATGGAGCTAAAAGACAGAATAAAGATACTCAGAAAAGAAAAACACTTAACCATGCTGGAATTTGGCAAGGGGGCTAAAGTAGCTGAGAGCACTGTCTCTTATTGGGAGAAAGGCCGTCAGGAACCTAATACTACGCAAAGAAGACGGCTATGCCGCTTCCTCGGAATTACTCAATCTGAGTTATTTAAAGGGGTAACCTGATGTCATCCCTCTACCGCAGAAAAGAGATCTACTGGCTCTCCTTCCGGGAAAACGGCAAGCACTATTGCATAAGCCTTAAAACGCGACACAAATCATCTGCTTTATTCCTAAAGGCCCAGAAAGACCAGGAATTGCTGCAAGGTAAGTCAATCCTACCTAATCAAAACAATCTTTGCCGGCCGGTACTGGAAGAGTACAAAAACTTCATGTCAAGCCGCAGGACTCCAGGGCACAACCAAACAGAATATAATACGGTTAAATATTTCCTTGACTGGGGAAACATAAATACCTTTGCTCAGATAAATAAGGTTAGACTGCAGGAATACCTTAACTACCGGCTTAAAGGAGATCCCGAACATGGGCATAAAGCTGTCTCCAAGAACACAGCTAATCATATAATCGCAAGCATTAAATTCTTCTTAAGGTATGCCGCAAGCCGAAACATAGCCCCTGATAATGCCATCTTAAGAGAGGTAAAGAATTATAAGCTGGAAGAGCAGACTATCAGAACGTTTTCTAAAACAGAAATTGAGAAGCTTTTCAAGGTTTCGCGTACGCGCGCCATATACGCAGATGGCAAGCCTACCCTATACCCTGTTATTGCTACTGGGATCTACGCTGGGCCGCGCCAAGAAGAGATGTTTAATCTTAGGTGGGAGAATATTGATTTTGCTCGAAAAACCATCTCTATAGCCAACAGGGAAGGATTTAAGACTAAAAGCCGGAGAAACAGGGTAATTCCCCTTCATCACCGCTTAAAGTCAATCCTGCAGCCTATTAGGAAGAAGAAAGGCCTATGTTTTGATACCACCAACTGGCGCAGGTTATTTGACAGGATCCTTAAGAAAGCCCATTTGAAGGAGCCGGGGGTAAGATGGCATACGCTTAGACGTACTTTTGCAACTCAGGCGCTTATGGCAGGAGTAGATATTTTTACTGTATCAAAGTGGCTCGGACACGCAGATATAAAGACGACTATGAAGTATCTCCATCTTAGCATGGATCATAGTCAAAAGCAGATAAACAAGCTTGACTTCTAAAGATTGCTACATTATTTGCTACATTAAAACCTTCCAAAACAACCCTTTAAAAATTCCCGACGATAATCTATGTCGGGGGAGAGAGATTTGAACTCTCGGCCTCTTGAACCCCATTCAAGCGCTCTACCAAGCTGAGCCACGCCCCGTATATCAATAAGTTACGACAATTTCGCTATTTATCCGACGATAGACCAGCTTCAACATTACTCCATTTAGTTCCATATAGTTCAATACAATTCCACACTATTTTGCTACATTATTTGCTACACTAAGAAAGAGCTGTTTTATTGACTTATTTTACTTACTATAGAGAAAATAGTATACCATAGTTGCTTTAATTCACAAGAGATTTTTAAGGAGAGAGCCGGAGAAAACACGTGGTAGGATTAGGCCACATTCTCCGGCTCTTTATGGGCGGGGAGGCACCGCCCGGGGAAAATTACATTAAACCTGCGCCGTGATTTAACACGTTCTTATTCTCCATGGATAAACAGGATTGGTAAAATCACCCTCAGTATCAACGCTTTCCTTTTAGAGCAGCGCCTTGTCAGCGCGCACAGGCTTAAAAATTATCTAAGTAATAACCTTGTAATTGCCGCGATAAAACCTCTACCGTTTTCTTCAAGCCACGCTTTACCGGTGCGAACGCATAACCACCACATCAATAGCCCTGAAACAATAGCGTTGGCTAAGATCATGTACCAGTGCAGCCCGGCCCAGTAAAATGGGAAGAACGATAAGCCTACGAAGAACCCGTGGATAAAGAAGTTATCTTCACCGCACAACCAGTCCCAGTAAGTGCTTAGCGCTCCGCCCATGATGCCGTAAGCAGGTATACTAAGTAAATAGCCCCACCAGACATTAGGTTTCCACCAGGTAAACAAGATAACAAGAGAGAACGCCGGGATCACCCAATCGCGCATCCAAGACTGCCGCAGGAATAAAGGTATCCATCCCTCTTCGCTCTTATCTTTACCAAGGCCCCCGCAGTGATAGAAGAACCCAGATAATACAGCGCATAACAAGGTTAAGCCTATTTTAATAAAGAACCAATTCATTTTTTCACCTCTACCTTTTTGACTGATTCTTTCTCTACCTTTGCGTCCGACTTCCTAAAGGCATCATATCGAGCGCACCCACCAATAAAAAAGTGTGGCTCAAATGAGTAGAAGTTCTGGTCATTATTTGCCTTATACCCTTCTGCCTTCTGCGTCATTTTAACGCCTACACCGACAGTCAAGGCAAGGATTAAAAGGATTGCTCCAATATAACCGATTATTTTCCAGTACATAAACACCTCACTTTCTTATTCCCATATTTTCCACCACCGGGCCTCTGCGCATCCGGCTTGAGGGTTGCAGTCTTTAAAAGACTTTCCACCACAAGCTCCTTTGCAGTAAAGATAAGAACACCCGGATAAGCTGATTACCAATAAAGCGCAGATCAGTAATTTAATGGTTTTCATCTTAAAAAGTAAATTTAATCTGCACGTCAGCCATAGGGGACTGTTTCCATTCATCGTCAATATATCTTGTCCCGTAGGATCCTCCCACATAGAGGTATTTCAGGTATTTTAATATGGGGGTATTCTCTACAGGTAGCACTGCTCCCACGTTATAGTCGAGCCCTAAAGCTACGCCGTCCACATTGACTAAGATGAGATCAAGAGACGCATTCCACTTTGTATATAATGTCGCTCCCAACTGGTTGACTATCTCTTTTTGCTTAAAATCATAGCCAAAACCTTCCCGGGAACCTAAATAGGTAATGATGTTGCCTATCGTGCCTATTAAGGTGTCTGCGTCTATTGACAGTTTAGCCTTTGCCTCAGCAGCTCCAACCTTATCAGATGACACTTTGTTCTGGCTACCGATGTCAAAAATATCCGTTGAGCGCGGCCCAAAGATGTCGGCAAAAACCGGTGTTACAAAAAGCACTGCTACGAATAAAACCAGTAATGCTAAAGACAGTCTCTTCATTTTGCCCCCCCCTATTTTCTGATTGTCCAAAAATCTGAACCTAATTTTTCCACGTATTTAAAAGGTAACGTGAAGTAACCTTTTTGACCCCACCCTTCGCCCCAAGAGTTACGCACGATAAATCGCTTTTCAGTCATATCATAGCCAACTGCTAAGACAGCATGGCCGCCAAGCATAACCTCATCGCTTTCCGGCATAGGAACAACTCCGGTTTTTGCTACTTCATCAGTTTCAAAGGATTCATAGACTGCGATACCGAACACAACCGGGTATCCATCGGCAAGACAAACCAGCATATCGGCTACTCCGGATAAGCGGGCATATAATGAAATACGCCTGCATAGCGCATCCAGGTAACACTCATTGCTTGGCTGTTTTGCAAATTGAGATATATTGTAAGGAAGCAGCTTCTCACTACATACCCCGTCCTTAGCCAGCGTTTTTATTCCGTCTCTGATAAATGCTCCTGAGTCCTCGTTTATCGCTCCTTCTATTTTGCGCTCGTTGTAGTAGATAAATAACCGGCTGACGTCGCTATATTCGCCATCAATCTTTCTATCCAACAGTTCTACGTTACCGGCCAGTGCTTGCGCCGAGCAACTGCCGAGATTACCTTGGTCTTCTACGATAGAGCAAAACCCTCTTAAATCTACTTTTTGAGGAAGAAAGAGCTTGAATGACCGTTTATAGCGGTAGTCTCTCTGGTCTGGGAGATCTGGTTTCCAACCGTAACGTCTCATTTCTGCTCTCCTTTTTGATTTCTGTCTGTCCTGTTAAAATACGCGTAAATCACTATCAGCAATATCTCGGTTACTTTATCCACTGGAAGAACCTTGCTCAACGATAAAATTACAAATACAAATGCCGCGGATACTGTAAAGATAAATCTGCCGCTTAAAAGTTTGCTTAACATCGTTTCCTCTCTTTCTCGCCTTTCAGCGTTATCTTCTATTTTTCCTGTCCTTGACCGACTGTTTGACCGTATTCAATTACTTCTTCAGGAGTCTTTAAATTTCTATCTTTACACCACTGGCAACGTTGACCCGGATTCTTCTCAGGATCAGATTCTTCCTGGGTTAATATGCAACCACACCTGTTTTTACAGCCCATGTGGTAAATCATTTATGCATTATCTCGGTTTTATGAAGATCTTCTAATTTCTCTAAAACCGTGAATCTCCCACCCAACCAGAAAATACCCAAAACTAAGGTAATAATAATTCCCAAACCCCACACGCGCAGTTCTTTCTTGAATTCAAGGAAGCCGTTTATTTTTACTTCATGTTCCGTAACCATTGTACGTATTGGCCCGCTCTCTTTTACGTGCTCGTCTGCTTTATCGAGCCTATTGAAAATTGTTTTAAAGCGTTCTTCATGAGCCAATACTATATCGTCGTGCGGTGGCATATTTTCTCCTTACTGTTAAGTGAATGTATAATATCGGTCTATTTTCTTAAGCGTTGCTACGAACGGTATCTCGTGTTTGTATTTCTCTATCTGGTCTATTAAGACGTTTGAGCCGGTGAATAGAACGTGTAAAACACCGTCCAACTCAAACTGCAATGTCAGACACTTCGGGCAATCTTTCTTCTCATATTTGCTGTCGCGTATCTTATAGTCTTTAACCAGTATTACGCGGTTAATGATGTCGTCTATCTTAATCTTTGCGCCTTCAAGCGGCCTGGCTTCCCGGGCAAAATCGTTAAACCGCTTGGGCTGTGGCTTTTCCGGCATCTAATATCTCCTGTAATTTATCAAATTGTAGCTTTAAGCTTAAATTGTGGCAGTTGGCCCAACGCATCCACCCACTATACGAGGCAACGCAAGAACGGAAATGTTCAAGAGTGATTCTGCCTGCCTCTAATAGGCGGGGTAATATCTTTAAGCGGCGCTTTACTCTTATCGCTGTTGACCTTCTTAAAAGGACGTATTTCGGAAAGTGCCGGTAACCTAAGAAGTCTACGCCTTGAGATACCGGGAACAGCTCGCACTTACTCATCTTGAGACCGAGCGTTTTATCCAGGTAG